TTACTTCACTCGAAGTACTTGTCCTACATAAATGGTGTAATTATCATCAAGGTTGTTCCAATCTTTAATTTGTTTCATAGTGCTTCCGTAAGTTCTGCTCAGTGAATAAACAGTATCACCAGACACAACAGTGTGATAAACTGCTGAGTTCTTCTTAGGAAGATTAAAGCTTCTTACAATTCCATTGACATGACCGCGGGCAAGATTTTCGATAAAAGTGGCTGATTTTAACTTAGCTGCATCATTAGCATTATCGATAAACCCATTTTCAGTTAATAAAGCTGGCATATTGGTTTCCCTTAGAACATGGAAGTTTGCCTGCTTTTTACCGCGATCATAAAAATCAACGAGCTTAATTACCACAGCATGGATATTGTTTTGATATGTGGTCGTAGGTGCTCCAACTCCTGGATAAACATAGTCTTCATATCCTGTTCCCCCGCCTGCATTAATGTGGACCGACAAAAAGAAATCAGCTCCCCATGCATTGGCTGCATTTGTGCGCTCAGATAAAGATACCGTTTGGTCACCAGTTCGGCTCATGCGGATTGAAACATTATCATATTCCAGGGTCAGAATGTCTTTAATACGTGTTGCGATTTGAAGTGTTAAATTCTTTTCCTGAAGACCATTTCCTACTGCACCTGGATCCGTGCCGCCGTGACCTGGATCAATAAAAAGTTTGACCATATTTAATCACCTCTACTAATATTTTTATTCACAAAATCTATTAATTGCTTGTACTGCTGTCCTTCCTTTCACATGAGAATCCCCCCTTTCAAAAAAATAAAAACCACGCGTGAGAACGCGTGGTTTTCTCTGCGGCTGAAAGCCTTTGTTGCTGACCAGACCCTAAAGGGCCTCTGAAAGGTTCGCCAAATGTACTACTTTTACTGGCCAGACCTCAAAGGCCTTCTATTTATTTCCGTTTCTTTTTCTGCACCTCTTCACCTGTAAATGGGTCAATATATTCCATCATACTTAATTGCTCTGCGACTATATCATCCTGTATTTGATTGCGTATATATTCTTCAATTACCTTCTTGTTTCTCCCTACCGTATCTACATAATAACCAGTACACCAGAATTTTCGGTTCCCATATCTATATTTCAAGTTGGCATGACGATCGAAAATCATTAAGCTACTTTTTCCTTTTAAATATCCTACAAATGCAGATACACTTATTTTGGGTGGAATACTAACGAGCATATGTACATGGTCTTTACACGCTGTTGCCTCTATTATCTCTACACCTTTTCTTTCACAGAGAGTGCGAAGTATTTCTCCGATATCTTTTTTGATCTTTCCATAAATGACTTGCCTTCTACTTCGGCGCAAATACAATGTGATACTTACAATTCCATGTTGTGTGTGCTAAACTATTAGTGTCTTTTGACATAAAAACTCCTCCGTATGCTGATATGTTGGTTGGCGAACCAAAAATATTCTAGCATCACGGAAGAGTTTTTTTAATACCACGCTGAAAGCTTTTCTGAACCCTAGGCCTAGCCTAGGGTTTTCTTTTCCATAAAACAAGAAAAGCCACCCTCGGAGGGTAGCTTATTTTGGCCATTGATAACGTTTTGCTTGTTGACTATCCTCTATTCCTCTTGTTGTGGGATCATTTAAGGCATTCCACACGCTCACCACTATCAGCAATAAAGCATATGGATTTGAAAAAGCTCCGACCAGTAAATTAAAAACAGAACCCCAAGTAGTGAGGTCCTGTGCGGTTAAGCCATAGTATCCTAGTATTGGTGCAAAAAATGCTAGAAACAGCTGTGCAAGAAAAACAGGATTCTTAAATCGTATTTTCCAATTAATCATCTTAACTTCCTCCTTTAAAAACTGTGAATATAATCGCTATACTTCCACCAATAATCCCCGTGCACATCGCAGTAACGATTGCTCCAGTAATTGTCCGCTTTATCCAAGTGGTGTTTTCATCGATCTTATTTAACTTCTCATTTATGGATATAATCTGTTGATCATGACGATCTGAAGTTCTTTCCAGTTTATTAACCCTTACCTCAAGGGACTTTATTTCGCCTTTCATTTCAGCCATTTCTTTTTCATATTCATTCACTGCTGTCGCCTCCTGTGACACTCACTTTCCCCCCTTGAAGGCAAAATAAAAAGCCTATTTCATTAGGCTTCTTTTTTTTCTTCTATTATCTTTATTAAAGCGTCTTGTTGAGCGAGCAATACAGCATTCTCTCTCTCAAGCTTTGCAATTCTTGATGTTAAGGTGTCGACAATTAAATCCATGTCAATTGGCAGCTTGTTCGGATCCATTCATTTTACCTCCTTCATTTAGTCTCGCCTCTAATTCGGCAATTTTCGTTTCTAACTCATTAACCCTTTCCTGTAGGTTCTCTGGCTTAGGTTCCACCGGGTCAGGTCGTTTCACTATTGGATTCAACTTTACCATCGTCAATCACCTCAATCTCCCTCGGCTCAAGGAATACATATTCTCCTCGGTAGGCGCCGTCTGGGGTCGTCTGCACGGTCATCAATCGGTGAAATAGCTTACTGTCCTGGTCGTAGTATGCAATCGTGTCTCCTCCTAGGTACGTCACCAATAGCCGGTAGTCATAGCCTTCTTCGCCCTCAACGATGTACAAGTCGTGAAGGACGGGCATTGTACTATCATAGTACAAGTCGAACTCCACCGAAGGGAGGGCGAAGGAGTCGAGTGACCCCTCGCCTATACTTACAGCTTTGTCCGTATGTTCAAGTTCAAACCCCGTCATGTACCGCCGGTTTTGAACTGTTTTTCGTTCGATCATTTAAACGCCTCCTTATCGGTTTACGGTTCGAAGATAATGAGCAACCGGACCGTAATTGTGTAGTTCGTAGTGGAAGTATCGTGCCGTGGCAAGTAAATTCTGAATCCAGTTGACGACTGATTATAAATACGAGCACTAACCCTGTAAGAGTTATTGTTGTACGGCGTAGCAATAACGTGGAAGATATTCTCCGCACCACTAAAGCTAAAGTCCTTGTACACCAAGTTCTGTCCGTCTAAAGTTATGTCGGTTTCCGTTACAAAAAATATGGTGTTAGCATTTTGGACTCCGTGAATATCTTCAATCCTCGAAGCTATTTGAGCACCGGCTGCCCAATAGTACTGATCGTTATCCGCCCGTAATAAAGGACGAGGGATATACGATTTGTCCGTGTAGAAAGCAGCGTAGGTCGTACCGTCGACATCCGTGTCCACGCGCATCATTTGCTTTTCTGCGCCATTCCCCGTTCCTCTGTACTGCCATACTTCGAATCCGAATCGCTTGTTAGACGCGTTTGGTGTACTGTTATCTCGGCCTGTGTTAACGATAACTCCGGACCAATAAGTCGGGTCTGCAGTGCCCCCGTTTGTGGTGTAGTTATTTAACTTCATCATAGGGGTTAGTTGGTCTGCAGTCCCGCCTTCTCGGGTAGATTTAAGGATGAGTCTACCACGGTCAATCCCAGGTATGTTGGTTCCAGAGATAATTGTCTCCTCGTATTTCTTACTCATTGAGATCCAAGGTCTAGCAAGGTCATCGTCAATCATAAACCCGATGTCCAAACCATCACGATAACTGTTAATCGCCAGGCTTAAGTCTCCGGACTCGGTGCCACGCTGGTCTCGAATTATACCGACGCTGTCATCGTTCACTTGATCATCATAGATATGAAAGCCCCGCTTATTAATCGCGGCTATCTTGTTTCCATTTCGGAATGCTTCAATCTCCCCATTGTTTATGATAACTTTACTTCCGAGTCCATCATCAGTTTCAAGCTTTACACCTGTTAGTTCACCGGCGGTAACCTTACCAAGATTGGCGACTATCGCGGACAAATTCGATACGTCGATGTGATTAGCTTTGATGATGTTTGCTTCTATTTGCGTTGTACTATCAACAATATTTGGACCTTGAGGGCCGACAGGACCTTGAGGACCTTTAGCTGCCGCTGGACTAAAGTAGAGGTCGTAAATATGAGGACTCTTAGAACTAGCCGTTGCGAACGAACTATCTACCGATAGGGTAAGACCCGAAGAGGCAGCGACTGACCTCACGAGGTTTCCGTTATGGTAATACCTAACTTCCGTATTATCGTAGACAACAGAAAATACATCGCCAACTGAAAACGGAATTGCCGTACCTCTACTTTCTCCACTCTCATAGAAACTAAATGTGCCTGCACTTCTTAAATAGAATGCATAATCTATGCTAGTGTAGCTGGCATCCGTTGCCGGGTCAGAGTTTAGACCGATCATAATGTTATTTGCATTGACTCCTGCCTTAAACGTTAGAAAAGCTCCTCCTGTGTAACTCTCAGTTGAATATGCCTGTGAGTCCCATGTAGAACTTCCTGTTAATTTTGACAGCCTTCCCTGAGGATCAACATATACAGTACCAGTTGTATTCCAACTTAAAACGAACCCAGGCTGCCCTTGAGGACCCTGGTCTCCTTGCGGTCCTTGAATCAGTGACCACGAGTAATCAGCGTAGCTAGTCGATTCAGTTGCGGTTGTTTTGTTATAAGCGATCCCCATGTACTTCTTACCTGCAGGCGAATCGCTCATGCCCGAAGTTGGGCTGTCGGCGTATTTAATCCACGTATAGTACGTCGTACCGTCCTTACCGGCTGGCCCAGGAACACCCTGATTGCCTTCGAACTTTGACCATGTATATTCTGAGGGATTTGAGGACTCAGTGGAATCCGTCTTGTTATACGCAATACCGATGTAAGACTTACCTGTCGGGATTTCGCTCATGCCATTACCTAGTTCGTCATCAGCGTATTTTATCCAGGTATATAGCGTCTGCCCATCATTCCCCGGAGGCCCGGGAACGCCTTGCGGACCAAGAAACTTAGCCCATGTGTAATCGGCGGGGTTGGACGATTCGGAGGAGGTCGTCTTGTTGTGCGCCAAACCTATATACGATTTCCCGGTTGGGCTGTCGCTCATGCCTGTTCCACTCGCACTTTCTGCGTACTTTATCCAAGTGTACGTCGGTTTCCCGTCTGCTCCCGCCGGACCTTGCACGCCTTGCGGACCTTGGATTAATGACCATTCGTAATCAGCCGGATTGCTCGACTCGTTCGATGTCGGCCTATTATACGCAAGCCCGATGTATGCTTTGCCCTCTGGATATTCACTCATGCCGTTACCACTAGCATTGTCCGCATACTTGACCCACGTATAAAGTGATTGTCCGTCAGCCCCGTTCTGTCCATCATATAAGTCAGCAATCGTAAACTGCCCCGTTTGGATAACTTCTCCCTGAAAACCAATGTCCACAAAAAATGTTGCTTTTGTATCCACATCTGAAGACGCTACTGCGATAGATTTTCCTGCACGAGCAAACGCCATATCGCGTACACCGTTTTTGTCATGCTTCGTCCAGCTGTAGGAATACAGGTCGCCGTCTTCATCTACCTCTGTACCGGTTAGAAAAACTCGAGATGTTAACGTAGTGGTACCGGCTCCATTCTTAAAAACATGACCGGCAGAGGATTCAACATTAACGATAAGTAATTTAGCCAGCTTTCGCTGAATCTCAAGCTGCATAGAGTTCCATAGTGCATGGATATCTTCCTCACTATATTCAATGAAATCACCTAGGACAAACTTCTTCTTCGATGGGTCACTTATTGATCGTTCCTGTGTATGCACTCGGGCATCAAGGTAAACCGGAGGCTCAAATTTTGAATCCTTAACCCGAATAGAATCACCGAAGCGAACCTTTTTGTTCTTCAGTCCAGGTACATTCTCAAGGTCAGCTGCTTCTGCAGTATACTGGATAATTGTATTAATCCGTTTCTGGAGCTCGCTTTCAGTCAGCGTGGTCAGACGTTCTAGCGTCATGCCTTGATCATTGGACTGAGGCTCATAGGTTTCGATGATGTGAGCACGCTGACCCGTCACAGGGTCTACTCGGCCCCATCGCTGCCATGCATCTGAATCTGAAACCGTAACTTCTAGGCGAGTGCCATCTTCACGCTCTGGTCCAATACCTACCAGTGCAGTAACGATGTTATCTGCGTCCTCGATGCGCTCAATACCAACTAAGTCTTGGCCGAACTCGACTTCACGCCCGCGCCAATCACCTACACGCTTAACCAGGTCAACGTAACGGCCGATAATCCGGTTAGACCTGACTTCTATACGAAATTGCAGTTCCAAATTGAATTCAGTTGCGATCATTTTTAAAAGGGAGTAGGGGTCTGTGTACTTTTCGATATTTATTGTTCGGGTACCGTATCCTTCAAGCCTGCCCGCGCGCCATTCAGTGCCCCCGATTGCCAGCGATGTAAGGGTTGAGAGTGATTGTGACGATCGTTTACCAGGAGAAATCACCTTTGCCTTCCGGAGATCCAAGTATGATGCATTGGCTTTGACCGCTGTATATTGAGCGCCTTGCCCGGTTCGGTATTTTCTAGTGTTACTAATAATAAACTCTAGATATCGGCCATCTTCATCTGGAATAACAACACGGTTCCTTTTGCTTAAAAAACTGGCAAACGGCTTGTCCCCAAATGTAACGAAATCAAACGTCTCCATCGAATCCCGTAACGACTTATAATGAATGTCATCCCAAAACTCCCCTAAATCAATGACTGCCCATATTTTGTCTGTTAAACCATCGGCAACATGAATCATTTGAACCTCTCCCTGTAAGTGACACTTGCCTTAAATGCACCTTGCGGCAGCAGCGTTAAAAGATTCTTTCCTTTTTCGAAAGAGAAATAACGAGCTCCAAACGCTTTTAAGTCCGTACGGTCGAAACCATTGATTAAAATGTCTTTGGTTTTATGATTAAATGTAATGACATCACCGGGGTAAGCAATGTACGGCGTTTGGTCAACTGTTGCTTGCGATAGACCATAAGCACGAATATAGTCAATACGGTTCGTATGTGGAGATGGGGTACTTCCGTGTTTCTCGATGAATATCCCAACGTACTTAAGACTCCCCCGGTGCGCGTCGTTAACCGTAGTCCACGTCTGGGTTAATGGGTTCATGTGGGTACCATCCCCAAGAATGCGGGCTACATAGAATTCAAAAGTATCACCGACCCTTTTTAGCCTTAGATAGACAGGGAAGTTTTCCCACTCGTATCGGTAATTACGAGAGCTTACTGCGTAATTAACAAAATCCCCGACGTATGGCCCGACACGTCCCTCAGCTGACTTCCGGTGCATCGAAGTGATAATATCAACTGCGTTCATCATTGCGATGTTCCGTAATTGGTCGTCAAATAACGAAAATCCGACACGTCCCGTTTCTGGGATACCTGACAACAACTGTCCACGCATCTCGACTTCAAAGTCGCCCGTTAAAGGCACTTCTTTATAAACGAATGGACCGTGATATGAGGAACCGGTACCATAAGAAGGTGCTGTGATTCCGGATCCGTCATAGCCTATAGTTCCTTCTGACGATCCCATTTCAGGAATTGCAGGCTGCCATGTTCCAATTGTTGAGCCGTCCTCGGAAAGTAATGAAGTGCGAGTGTCAACCGGAGTGGCTGTGACTTCTGCCGGCTCACCAATCAACATATATTCGTCTACTCCTTTTTGAACCATCGCAAAAGTTATCTTCTGGGTAACCTCCAAGTTAATTATTGGAGGAGTCTCGGCAGAACCACTGTTTGTGATTATGCCGTCTGCAGGAAACGGAATCGTTTTTTCTTCCCCATATTTGTATGGATCAGGGCAAATGAATGTAATTTCACCTCTGCCATAGTCTACAAGGTCTTCAATATCAAGTGAACCATCTACAGCAGCGTAATAGACCCTATCCGGTTCATCGTCAAAAATTAATTCTGCTGGTTGATCTGTTATAAGCCAATCCGCTAAATCTTCCTTTATTTTCTCAATATCTTTGATTTCAGATAAACTCTTATCAATTAAAATAGGCTCTGGAAGAATTCTTATCTGTGTTTCTGTGCTGACTAGATGGGCACCAGGCATACCTGGAATAGTTAACAGGTTTCTCTTTATGGGGGCAAAAGCAGGTCTTCTTTCAGATGCCAGGAGAACAACATAATCTTTTTTTATGCCATTAAACGTAAAGCCCATCCTACTGCCCCCCTTTAAAAGTTTGAATTCTGTGATCTTTGAAATTCTGGATTTCAGTTATATCATCAACAAGCCATTCTGCGAGCACGCGTAAGTCTGGAGTTACCATTTGTAAAAGTAATGGTTGTTTTTCAGTACGATTACCACCATTTCCTGCTTCGTACCCTTGGTGATATACTGCCAATTCGACACTGAGCTCATCTTTAATCTGCTGTTTGATTTCAGCCATTTGGAAACCAGCATCAAGTGAAGTACGGCTTATATCCATATTTGAAACGGCTAATTCCGGACTAAAGGCGCCAGTAATTGCTGAAGCCATATTGGCAGTTGTCTTAGCAGCTGAGCCTGTCATCTTTTTAATACCGACAATGACACCGGAAACTATATTCTTCCCGATCATATCCCTCATCCATCTTGATGGTGAGTGAATGCCCAGGGCACCTTTAATTTTGTTTTTAATATTCCCGGCAACGTCAGCAATAGCAGACCCTACTGCTCCGACCATCGATTTAATACCTTTTATCAAGCCTTGAATGATGTTTTTACCAATGCTTGAAAGATTAATAGATGATAAGAAGGATTTAGCAGCGTTCCACCCATTTACTATGGCGTTCTTTACGTTTCTCATTGCGTTGCTTACAGTTGTTTTTAAACTGTTAAACGCCCCAGTTACAATGGATTTTATGGTGCTGGTTACTGTGTTAACAGTTGAACGGATGCTATTCCAAATCGTTACAATAACCTGCTTGATTGCATTCATCACATTGGAAATTGTCCGATTAACTGCATTAAAGGAACCTGTAACAAATGATTTAATCGTATTAAGAGTATTTGTAAAAATACCTTTGATAAAATTCCATGCAGATTTAATTAGATTTTTAGCAGAGGATGCAAATCCTTTAAGTGGTCCCAGGAACTTACCGATAAAGTAAAGATTGATCCATCCCCAAAGAATCTGTAATGCTCCTTTGAAAATCTGTTTAATTCCTTCCCAGACCTTTGAAAAGTCTCCGGTAAAAATACCCGCAAACACCTTAATAATCCCTTGGATAACATTCAGAGCGCCATTGATGATACTCTTAATCGCATTCCATGTGGAAATTATGGTAGCCTTAATAATCATCCATGCTACACCAAGAATCGGAACAACAACTGCCATCGCTGCAGAGAAGATTCCTTTGATGATACTCCAAACATTTGATATTGCCTGTGTAATCTGTGCCCCATTTTCTGCCCAAAACAGTTTCATTTGGTCCAGCTTTTCTTTAACGAATGTCGTAACAGCAGTTATTGCTTGATTGATATAAGGGCTTAAGAATCCCCATACAGCAATTGCAGCCTCTTTGATAGAGTTCCAAGCTGAAATAACAGCATTTCTGAATCCTTCATTAGTCTTCCACAGATAAATAATTCCGGCTGTTAGACCGACTATCGCAGCTGAAACAAGTAAAACAGTACCCATCATTGCTGCATGCCCAGTTATTATTGGTCCTAGAATAGGCCAAAGTGAACCCCATGCTGCTACTAATCCTCCTACTAATCCAATTCCTATAGCTAATGGTGATAGTATTAATGTCAGGGCTGGTATAAGCATCATTATCCCTTGAATGATTTTCGAAAGGACGGGATGGGCCTCATTAAATTTAATAGCCATGTTTGCTATTGCAGTGATGAAATCATAAATCTTGATCATGACAGCTCCAAAAACTTCAACCATCGGCTGAAAGGCTTTTCTGACGGCTGCTGTCATTCTGTTAAACGACTCTTCATATCCTGCTACACTATTCATGGCTGCTTGATGCAGACTTGAATATAGCAGAGCTGATGTGACCGCTGCCCCTAGTGCTACAGCGTTCATCCTCATAAGCCCCTGAGTAATCATCATGGTCATGTCATTTAACTGCTTCATTGATGCAGTTGGACCAAGTAATCTCAAGGCGACTGCTGCCGGCTGTCCTGCGTTAGCAATTCGATTTAAGCTATCTGCGACTCTGAGAGCTCCTGCATTTACCGAGTAAAATGGATTTCCCATGCGTTCATAGTTTGAAAGAATCTTGCTGGCCTGAGTAGACCGGGCTAACATCGTTCCAATTGATTGCAAAAAGGCAGTTCGCATTTGCAAACTATTTCCAATCATTTGGTCATTGATTCGCCTTTGCCGATTCCCTAACTCCTGCAAACTATCCATAAATTCACGTGTGGAGCCGGTATAATCTTGAGATGATCGAGCCATCTGAAAATATCCATATTGAACTGCTATTTGGTCATCACGCAAGCTCCTCATGCTTGCTGATTGACCATAAAAAGCTGTCCGCATTTCCTGACTCATTCTTTGCGCTTCTGCAGAAGTACCTCTATAAACCTGCCTTATATGGTGTCCTACCTGCTGAAATTGACGGCTATTATATGCCACATCAACCGGAACTGAAATAAGCTGTCGGGTAAGCGCTAAAGCACGCGCTTGAACTTGCCGCATTTGCCTGTTAAAGCGAGTGACATCGGCAATCAAATTCGTTTCTCTTATTTGAGGTATTCGATCTAGCAGCCTATTTGCATCATTAATGCTTGCCAAAAATCGAGTAATATTAGCTGTGATTGGCGCTGTAGCCCCAAGTGCCGTTCTTCGAATCGTTTCGTCAACTCTAGCCATATCACTTAAAAATCCATTAATATCGGCTGTAATTCTAGCAGCAAAATCCTCTTGCATACCTTAACCTCCTTTCATCCTGTAAGCTTTCATGGCCTTTTGTGCTGCTCGATAGCGATCTGTATTAATCTTTGGTTCTCGGCTTTCCTTCCAATTCCCAGTGCCGTTCATGACCCGTTTTCTTGCTGTCTGGGCATCAAACATTTTCTTTTCTTTTGCCCTTTTTGAATTTTGTGCATAGCGATTAAACATCGCCTGTTTAGCCATGCCTTCGTATTGGTCTACAATTCGCAATTGAGCCCCTTTAATAAAGTTCTGAAATTCTCTGGGGGTCCAGGATAAAATTAATTCAGTGTCATAAACCTGCAGATAATGCGCAGCATTTACAAAAAGCTGATCGTAATCTATTCCTTCATTTCGTTGAATGCTTGGATGAGAACCTCTACCTGCTGGGCCTTTTCCGCTTTCTCTTCTTCCGTTTTCCCTGTCTCTTTGTAAGCGTTGATATTTTTCCAATAGTTCTTGGCTTGTTTCTTGAAAAAACCCGATTCGTCCACCGTATTAAAGGCTTCTTTAAACAATTTCTCTGTGTCCCCATCCTCTTCAATCCGTTGTTCGATGGCTGCCTCTATCTCCTCAAGTTTCGGCTTGTCCTTTACCAGGTAATCTAAAGCGCAATCCCAAAAAGCCAGCAAATGTTTATTTGAATACTGAAGAAGGTTTGTGTAAATCCCGTGGAAGCCTCCAACATCGTTCCCCTCTTGGTCTTGCTCTGAGTACTTTTTATCTGCTAACCTTTCAAAACGAAAATTACATTTTGCCTCTAATTCTTTGCCGTTGATTTCTAAAAATGCCATTTTCCATATCCTCCAATAAAATAGAATAGAAAAAAGGCAGGAATAACTCCCGCCTTTATTTGTTATACGCCTGTAGTACCCTGTGTTTGTTCAGGAAATTCTCCAGTAGATGTTCCTGGTGCCTCAAAGCCATACCGTGCAAATTCAATCATTTCTGCAGGTAAAGGATCAATTTCTCCTTCTTGGGTGGATCCAATAACCTGGACAGTTGCCGATACTTCCACAAACCCATCTTGCGGGCTTGATTTTTCAGCACTTTCCACAATGCAGTAGCCAAAAACAGTGGGATGCTTACCAGCTTCATTAAGATTCAGGTCCACTTCCCACACCTTAATTTGTTTTTTTGTTCTTTATTGCATTTAATACTGCTTTTTGTCCTGGATCCCCCGTTTCGCCATAGGCTGTAAATTCAAAGGACTCACTATTCTGTCCATAGCCAACAATGCGGCCAAACTTTGTGGACTCATCGATTATGTCATTTTCAATCGAGTAGGTATTTTCAGTAAGATTTCCAATTAAGAGGCCATCTGTACCTAATGCTGCATCCGTAGACTGCACAAGCAAAATGGAATCTTTCCCTTGCTGCATTCTGATCACTCCTTATATGTTTTTTACTGTGTATTTCATTCTTAAGACACCATGTTTAATCCGTGGATCAATATCATCAAATACCTGCATGCCCAATCTCTCTGCCTTTAAAATCTTAAAATCAGAGAGTTCGAGCTTATAAGCTAATGCCTTTTGGCAAGCATTAAGAATCTCGTAAGCTTCTTTCTTTCCCTCGTAATCAGACCAAACATGAATCACGATAGATAATTCTTCACCAAACGTATTTTTTGTATCAAACGGAAGAGTAGAGGGTTCACCTATTACTACATAGGGATAAGGTTGGTTTTCAGGTACAGAATCAAAGACATCTGCTACCTTTTCAATTAGCTCTTTATCTGCTGCTAAACGCTGATATATTGACTGCTGAAGAGGCCATAAGGCTGTATCAAAATACATGTTAAATCACCAACCTGCTCATTTCTGTATGGAAATGCCTGCGCCCCATTTCAATGGCTGGGAACCAAAAGGGCTGAGCCCTCATCCCCTTAGTCCTTACGAAACGACCAAGCTTATCAGAGTAATAGGTCCAAGGAGTCTGTCTGCCATCACCATTAACAGCGTAAATGCCAGTGCCAAACTCGACATATATTGCATAATGAGCACCCACCGTTACCACCGCAGTAAGTCCTCCATCTCTGATCTGCACCTCAATAGACTTTTTAAGATTCCCATCATCCTCTGGAGCCAAAGAACGAGCATTCGCCTGGATCATATAGGCTGTTTCAACCACAATCCTTTTTGCCTCATCAATAACTCCCTCACCGAACCTCTGAACCGCCCTGGAAAGACGTCTGCTTCCAAACCGAATGTTAGCCATTGGCAATCAATCTTAAAGGGAGACGCATGATTTCATGCTGTCCCCCCTGATCTTGTGGCCTGCCGGTTATCTCATAGGTTTCACTTTCAAAGGAAACACGCATATCTGTGGTAATATCCGTACGGTACGGATAATACAGGACCCGGTCCAGAGGGTTATCAAGTTTTTGAGCCTCATAAACTTCTCTGCTCGATGGAGAATCCATAAAACCATTGATCTGCAGAACGGCAGCATAGCCCTTTTCGTGACCGCCCCCGCCATCTGGTATGTTCCTTTGCTCCCAAAAGGTCAAGGAATGCGGAAATTCATCGCTGAGCATGAAATTTCACCTTCCTATAGGGACGCAGGTATTTATATAGACTTTCTGGAAACTCAGTTTCATACGAATAGGACACAGATCCCATATTCCTGCTTTTTAAGCCAGCCTTATTTTCATTGAACTGAATTGCTTTCGCTATGAAAAGTTTAACTCCACCAGGGAGGGCAAGAGGCTCCGAATCTGTTTCCCCGAAAGTGTTATTGCAATACTCCTTAACCTGGTCAAAAATAATAGGAAGCATTGCCCGGTAATATTCATCTTTCGCCGTGCCTTGCTCCCCATTAATCAATTTAATTTCTTTGATTTGTTCAGCTGTAGGCTCCCACATAAGCAGGCACCTACTCTCCAGTAATTAACTTGATTAAATCATCTTTATTATCACTTGATTTATAGCTAATGCCTTCTTTGTCTAAGAATGCCTTTAGGTCATCATTCTTAATCTCTTGCAGCTCTTCTGCAGAAAGAGTGAAATAATCAACCTCACTAGTATTTGGATCTTGGGCTTTATTGGACACTTCATTGACTGGTTTAAAGCCCTTACCTTTGTAAACAATATTGTAGGCGCGCTCAGTCACCTTTAGTTTTTTCCCTTGGTCATTTACTACTTCAATAATGCTGTCTGAAGCTTTAACGTATTTTGCCAATCAAAACGCCTCCTTTATTAAACTGCTGGCGCTGCTGGAGTTAGTGCTCCGAAAGCAGCCGGCTTAATGTTCATGTACCCGATGTGCATGGTGGCACGCAGGGCAAACATATCACGTTCGAAAAGGTTAATAGGTTTACCGGAAGCATCCACGATAGAAGATAGCTGAGCGTCTTCGGAAACAGCGTATTCGATGTTCTGAAGAATTCCATAACGAGCATAATCCCAGTCACCCATTAGAGCCGCAGCTTTAGTAACATCGAAAGCTTCAGGCTTTGCATATGTGACAGCCATACCCTCTACATCGTTGAGGTTAGTGTAGTAACGCTCTCCATTCGTTGCATTTTTTGCACGGCGAAGATCCTGCTTGAACGCATTGGTTGCAACCATTCCATCAGGAGTAAAACCGCCTGCCTCGATAAGGCCCATTAGATCAAATACTTCATCCTGCAGATCATCACCGGATCCTAGAGCGATTAGGTTGCCTTCATCAGTTGCACCAGTAAAGATTGATTTACCGCTTGAGTGTGTAGCAAATGGAGAATTCGTACCGAAAAGAGCAGCAATATCAAAAGTTTCATAGAATGCCTCTGAGATTAACGGTTTTACCTCATTGAAAAAGTCTTTTGCTGTATAACGTAAGAATTCCTTAGAGAATGGGATGATAACACCAAGCTTCTCAGCCTGCATGGATGCTGTTAGCCATTCCACTTTAGAGGTCTTGATAACTTCCGTTTCAGAAACCCAGTAAGCGCCTGCCCCTTTTGCTTTAAAGGAAAAAGTCTTTTTCGGCTTTGTCATTGGCTCATATTTTGCCAGCTTCATAACAGTTGAACCTTTGATAACATCCTCTACAATTAACCCGCCTTCTTCAACAGGAATAAGCCCTGTTTTGGCATCCTGCATTAGAACATTATCAGGTGTATAAGTTTGCTCTACGAATTGTTTAATATTCAGAGGTAAAAGCCCTGAAATCATTACTGTTTTTGCCATTTATATGGCCTCCTTTTTATTGGTTTTGTTGTTGATTGCGAATATTATGGGCAGCTGCCATTTCCTGAATGGATTTGATATTAGTGTTGCCGGCTCCGCCACCCTGATTAATTTGACGCCCATTCTCTTTAAACTTGCTGTCAACAGCAGCCTGAACAGCCTTTGTATAAGCCTCCTCAAGCTTAGCAAGGTTGGCAGTAGTTTTTTCTTCATCTTCAGCCAAGAAGAAACTTACAATGTCAACTGGCAGTTTCTTTTCAGTTGCCTGTTTCATAGCAAGATTCATGAGCTTTTCACGCTGGGCCTCTTTCTTCTGTTCTTCAAGAGCCTTTTCAAGAGCTGCAATCCTTTTTTGCTCTTCAGTTTGGGCCGGGTTTCGCTTAGCAACTTCTTCAGCAACCAAAGCTTCCAGGTTATTTGCTTTCCAAGTTTCCAAGCCTTTAGTAAAGTAGCTGTCCAACCTTGGCTGGAGTAGCCTCTTTCCGTCTTCGGTATTAAGGAATCCTTTCACCTTGTCAGCTGACACGGCCGAAAGCTCTCCGAGATAAGCCTGGACCTCAGCATTATCTTTGTTGTCCGTTAGGAACTTTTTCACAGCTGTCAAATTGATTGAGCTTTGATCAAACTGTTTAATATTTAGGGGTATAAACGGTAATTTCTTTTGCATTTTAATTTGCATATCTTTTCCTCCTAGCCATGCAGTACGAGCCTACATGTCATTTTGGGTATAAAAAATAAGCCTGTTTATAGCGTCTATTGCTTAAAGACGAGTGTTATTGTTCTTCTTTGATTATGACATTCACATCTTCAGGGTATTGAGCAGACAGATCCTGGAGAAACCGCACTGAAGACTGTAAGAGGGTAGATACTGAAGCACAAACAACACTTTGAGCGTGACCTTTAGCTTCAATCTTCATGTAGCCATCCTCAGCAGTGGTTATGTTAATTTCAATCAACTTAACACCTCCTATGAAGTAAATTTCTTCTTCCAGTCTTCATAAGTCACATAAGGCACAGTGGTTGATGGAGGTTTTAAAGCCTTCTGAGCTTTTTTCAAGGCTTGGATATATGTTAACCCTTCATCAGTCATTATCTCGTCAATGCACCCTGCCAGTTTCTTCTGATAATCTGCATCCATGTAATCCCTGCCCCGCCGATATTCAGGAAACTTCCCATTTACAAGATGAATCGTTGTACATCTACAGTTGATATCCATGTTTGCCCTGCCCCAGAGGTGAGGCCCCTTAGCTTTCAAGCCCTTGTAATGGAAATATCCGTTTTTATCAGCTTTCTGACCATCCAGTTCGCGATGAGAAGTTCTAACTCTAAGATCCAGACTCGATGCCCAAACCTTGTCCATTTTGGCATACTTGGCAGCTTGCTCTGAAACAGCTTCATCACTAAGACTTCTTACCCTTCCAGTCTCCGTCCGGGCAACTGCGCGCGCCTTTTTTTGAGAGAATCCAACTGCATTTTCAATTCTTTTCGCCATAGTGGAATAGCCTTCACCAGCTAACAAGGATTGGCTGATTTCAATATTAATCTTTCTAACTATTTCATTGCGATGTTCCTGAAGAACAGCTGGCAGCGTTAATTTATCAATCGGATTTTTTATTGCTTCCTGGATAACTGACATACTCGGAAGGGTGAAGCCCATATCTACAGAAAGTCCTAACTGAAATAAATACGCATGACGCAAGTAATTCTCTGTGTACTGTATTTCAAGGGATCCATTAATTAATTTAATGATTTCCTTATAATCATTTGTAAAAGCCTTTCCTATAAGCTCCATTTCCTTCTGGAAACGATTGTATTTATTCAGCTCTGTATAAGAGAGCTCACCGTTTTTTTCATATTTCCGGTACATCTCACTGATCTGAAACAGTATGGACTTTAAACGGAGACCAAAAACTCTCTCGATGGCACTTTCTGTTTTTGACAGCAGCTTATCAAGGAATTCAAGGATTTCTAACTGATTCATTCGCCTCCACCTGAATCATCATCCGGATTATCTTCCAATGGCTCAAGTTCGTTCCAATAAAGCACTGCATCCTTTTTCATTTCTTCCATTTCCCATTCCACATCATCCACAAAGGAGAGTAAGCCCAATCTCGTTTTCTCACTTACCAATCCTTTCAGCTGGATATTGGACTGCGCCTCATCCAGAATATTCGCTGGAAGGTTCCGTTTAAATCCAAAATACACTTTAATGTAATCTTCTTTGCTGAAACCTTTCCTCTTTGCCCAGGCACTGAACAGCACTTTAAACTGATAGCGCAAAGAAGAGGCAAATTTTCGCTCCATGGTAATACACTTATTTTCAAGAGCCATAAGCTTATATTTCATGGCTATGCCGGTAATGTTTCCGCCGAAAGATTCATCAGAGAAGTTAACCGACTTAGCAAAACGCAGAATATTTTCTTCCAGCCTATCCAGGTGATGTTCTATTAGAGCATCATTAATATCTTTGGTGAGATAGCGAACATCATCTTCTTTTCCAAACAGCTCAAAGACACCATTTTTCTTAAGGTTGGCTAAAAACTCTTCGTCTGCCCCCATCCCTTTCAAAATCAGATAAGCCAATCGATATTGCTCAATCTCATTGCTGGCGTCAGAAAGAGTCCTGTCGTACGCATCAATTAGAGAGAGAACCTTCTCCGCATCCCCTTTTAACTCCTTATTATTTGCCACACCAAAGAGTGGATCGTATTCGAACATATGAGGTTTCTTGTCGTATAAGTCGTATTGCCCGCCTTGATTTGATTTATAGAAGTAAATATTCGTATCATCATAGAATTCTGCAAAAACATCCTCATCACGGTAATAATATCGCAAGGAATAATCTGGCTCGTGGATGTCATCACCGAGAAAAACTACTTCCCATGGATCAATGTTTGTTATACGCTCATATCCATCTGTATCGATGTACACCAGCCGAGCAGCATATCCACAAATAGCTGCCATTTTCCCATATTCCGAATCATTGTCTTCAGCATTATTCCTTAATAAAAAGTCAGCAAGCTCCTTCTTAAGCAAATCATTCTGTCGGTCAGCTTCATAACTAATAGGATGACCAAACATATATCCTATTTTGGTGTCCACAATATCTGCATCAAAAGCATTATTTAATCGATTATTCACCTTATCATCCAAACGCCGAATGTTACCGCCTGTTTCAAAATCCTCATATTCAGCAGCAGTTCGGGAAAAGATTTTTGGTCCATCCGGATCTGCTTTATATCGTTGATAAAGATTGATCATCCGGTCCCTATCTTTTTTATGCGCATCGATGATTTCCAGCACCGTTTTGGCATCGATTCCGTTTTTGTCGATGTATTCCTTGAATTTGATCATTTGTCTCACCTACCCTGTTTTCCGTCGTTGCGGTTTCAAATGTGTATAAATGGCATAACGCAGTGCATCCAGTACATCATCCCATTCCTTTACCGGCTCTCCTGTTTTCGGGTTCCAAACATACATAAATATCTCTTTCCTAAATCGGTCCACTTTGTCCTTAACAACTTTCAGTTTATTAAGTTTGAAAAGACGACTAATTTCCTCTATTCCTGATATAACAGCTTTATCAGCATTAATTGCCCTAATACGTTCTCTCCTGAAACGGATAATATGTTCTGGACGAGCTGTATCACAATAAAAATTAATGTTGCCATAACGGCTTTTAATTTCCTTCGCAATTTTCACCCAGTAATCTATTTCCTCGTGCTGTTTAGCATGTTCCTCCAAGAGGTATATATCGCCTTGGTCATCTTCTCCCAGAACGACAATTGAACCAGGATGTTCATATCCCCAGTCAACTCCTGCCCAATAGCGAACCAACCTTAACTCTGCTACCTCTTCAGAAGTGACATAGTGAATTTTTTGATTGAAGTCCTTATAAATAACTCCCTCGGCAGCTACCCACATCCCGTATATATCTCGATCAGTAAACATTCCTGTAGGAGTGGCAGCAATAATACTCTCCACATACTCTTCATCCAGATAAACATTGTCAAACAGAGTAAAGTGAAATGCTTTAATGTTCAGCTTTCCGTTTTTCAACTTCTGACCATCTTTATCGATGTAATCCGTTTTAACAAAGTGCGCAGGGTTTTCTGGGTTAGTATCAATCAGAACGCGTGCGCCCGGGTATGAACAACGAGAAATGACTTCCTTAACGAACATGTCATGCAAGGCTGTTCCTTCGTTCAGCAGAGCTCCTGCAGCTGTAAAACCCCTTGCTTTCTTCCAGGCATCAGCATTGGTTCCATCAAAGCAATAAACCTTGTTGCCGAAAATACTTATAGCATTGGTTTTATCGAGCTTAAGTTCCTTCCCCAAAATCTCTTCCATATCGTTCAGGATATTTCTTCGAATGGATGCCTGAGTGGAACCGCCAATAATAAAAGATAATCCCTGACCTTCATATTTAGCGATGTGCATTAAAAAAAGCAGGATGAAAACAAAGGTTTTCCCTGCACGTTTTGCGCCACTGGCGAGGAGTATTTTAGGTTGTTCCTTAATGAAACAATCCCATACTTCTTTTTGTTTAGGTGTCAGTTCGGCCATTAAGTACCACCCGCCATTCTGCGCAACATTGCAGCGACTTCACTTTCTTGGGTTCCTGAACCGTCATCACCTTTTATTTTTTCAATTTCAACTTTAAGCTTTTCATTCTGCAGCTTCTTGCGATCATTCTCAGACAGAAGGTCAGTGTATTTCGATAAGAACTCTAGGGCCTTCATCTTATCCGCAAGCTTTACAGAGACTCCCTCTTTGCCTTTTTTTACTTCAGTAATCAGGGTGCCATCTACTTCATCAGCATTCTTAAGATGAACGTAACTATATGAATAAGTGACCTCATCACCGTTTTCATCAATCATCGGTTCTAGGTTGTGATCAAGTTCTTGCCTTTTCTCTTGCCCGAATTCAACAAAGTCTGTAATGTCAGCAAAGGCAATATCGATGTACTTCTGGAGAACTGCTTGAGCATCTAACAAGACCCCATTAAACCTTTCTTGTTTCAGCCGCTCAATTTCCCTTCTCACTCCATCTTTCCCCATCAACCTATAAGCAATTGATTCAGCAGTATTACGGTCAACTCCATAAGCTTTTTGATATGCCTTAGTAGCATTAAAATACTTGATGTAGTAAAGGCAGAACATTTTTTGCTTATCGTTTAAATCATCAGATTCAATCACTGGTTCCAGGGTTGCAACCTTTTGCTTTTGGGTTGCATCCTTTTTCGTTGGATCCCTTGACCACCCTTCACGGCTTTTTCTGCTTTTTAAGGTTCCGATTTTGATATCGTGTTTTTCGGCAAGGGCCTTTAATGTGATCTTAGAGGTCTCAAATTCCTTTCTTATTTCATCCCAATTCATTACATGGCACCTACCTCCTTTTAATTTTTTGCAAAAGAAAAAGCACCCATTACTGAGCGCTTTGAATACCTGGTATATAACCATTAACGAAAGAGTAATACATTACTGCTAAAAGAACAGCTGTTGAAAGATAATGAGCTAGTTGTCCTGGAACCCTTATAAATCTTAAGACAATAAAGGCAACTACATACGCTAGTGCGCACATAGCCAGCAGCAACACCAACTGTACTGCTATTTTATCTAATGTTTCTTTCACTGGGTTAAAATCTACTATCTCCATATCACACCTCCACAATATGTATCGGAAAGGTATGGGGATTATCCATATAAAAAAGCACCCCGAAGGATGCTCACTACATATCATTTTCGTCGTAAATTCGGAAAGATAGAACCTTATCCATATTATAGTAAATTTCTGTATCTTCATCTTTAACCCATTTATTTGACTGTAAATAGTGAGGGGGATCCGTCATAACATTACACTTTACTTTAATAAAGATTTTACTTTCTTTATCATAATTAAACTGTACACTAAAAGTTTTCATAGTAATCACCCCCTGTCAGAACTAAATTCGACAAAGAGAGATATTTCCCTGCAAACATTCACCGTGGGTGAACCATCGAACAAAAATAGAGGAAGCAGCTTGCTAACCGCCTCCCCGTCCTGCCTTCAAGTTTAACAAGCAGATTTATGTTTTTGCAATTTCGTATCATTTGTACCGTTTGTAACATTTGGAACATAGCCACTCATTTTCTTAACAATTGAATCTTTAAAACGCGCAATGTGGGTATGAGACAACCCCATGTGCATAGCAATCCAACGATAACTTTTCCCCTCAAGCAGCCAATGAAGAACCTCGATCTCCCTATCATCCGTAATAAGATGCATCCGATCCTGAATAACAGAAATCTTTTCTTCGAACTTATGAATAACTGAAAATCGCTTCTCCCTGCGTACACACTCTCTATAAACAGGGTCGCTTGTGGTACCTTGAACTTTTGGCATCCCAGCTGCATCTCCATATTGAGCAGTGAGCCCTTCTCCTGCACCTTTCATTGAGTCCCTGAGTATCTTAATTGAGTTTATCATCCAATGATAGTCCTTAAGAATGGATTCAATTTGTTTGCTGGCAGCTTCTTTCATTAAAAACACTCCTTTGGATAAAATAAAAATGGACACCAAACAACGCTTAATACGCCATTCAGTGCCCCTGGTTGTTCCAGTAGACTTATTTTGTCTTTTTATGAATTTTTTATTGAGCAATTAAAAATAATAAATCTAATAAATACAAAGGAGATGAACAGCTATGACATACCACAAAATGATTCGAAGTGTCCTTGGTGTTGATGTACGCCCCCGTTCCAGCAATGAACTAGATAATACTTTCACACACGATCCCTTTGCAAACCCAATAATACATAAACAAATAAACGGTACTGAAATTGTGCCAATTAATCTTAGAAAGTTATGGGGTAAATAAATTGTACCTATAACTTGATCGAATAATTCAATTCATAATGAGAAGGCTTCCCTGATTGCCAGGAAATCACTTGTTTACCATACCCTTTTGGCGGGGTATCGGCTAATACTAGATGGCCGTCTTTTACGATATACACTGCATTTTTCATTAAATCGATTTCAGCTGTCATTTTTTCTATATTGGTTTTCACCAGGAACCCCTCCCATGTGTTAAAATTATATTAGGTCGGCCGGGAGAAATCCTGGCTTTTTCTTATTACTAATTTTTGTCGTTTTTTGACAAGTTTTGTCGAAATCATTTAATGTTTTTCCTTTATCTGTAATAATGGTTCCTGGACTTTTATTATTTAAAGGAGCAAAATAATGTGTCGTTTCTGCCGAGAGCTTAGAAAAAAGATTAAATTTTATAGAAAAGTGCTTTTGGAAACCGGATTAAGAAAAGGGTTAGATGACCCTGAAACTATAAGAAACAGTCAATCTCTTGATAAATTAATTTTCAAGTATCAATCAAAATGCAGATAACATTTTAAATTTCAAATAAGAGTCGAGATACAAATTCTCTGTTTCATTTTTTATAAAAACACTAATTAATATTTAAAATCCAAATGGCCATTCACAAACATATGCTAATATCCTAATAGAATTTTAAAATGGACTAATATGAATTCCTTCATTCTCTCGCCAATCTGCGTAGAGTATACGTTTAACATTATCATAGCCATTGGTAGTTAATTGATTATCTAACCACTGTTGATCAAATCCGAGTTCATGTAAATTATCCCTTAATACTTCCCCATCTATAATTAACGCTGTTGGGAGGTATACTGAACTTTCTAGAAGACTGAGATCTTGCTTGTCTGGTTTTTGATACTTCGATTGTAATAATATACTTATTTGCCCATTAGCTTCCAATATACCGTATTTGACTTCGCGAACAGAAAAAACCTGATTTTGTCGAAGTATACTTAATACTTGATTTACATCCAATTTGTTCTTTTTAAGTAACTTTCTATCCATTACACCATCCCGAATAATGATGTTAGGATCGCCCAATAAGAGAGAACGTGTCGATTTATTTTTTAGAGTCAAGAACTCTATCCCCAACATGAGAAGCGTCCACAATCCGATGGCATATAAAAAGTGAAAAATCCCTACCTTATTTTCATAAATGGTATTTCCTAAAAAATCTCCAAGTACTAACACAAAAACTAAGTGAAACGGGGTTAACTGATAGATGGATGTTCTGCCTGTTATGATAATGATAAAAAATAAAGTTGCAAAACCAACGATGACTTTGATCGTCAGTAAACCAATATTAACTTCTTCCAAAGTTTTTTCCTCCAATTTAAATTTTACTTAGTTGTAAGATCTTGAGGTTTAGATAAAGAGGCTAGTTTTAGTATTAAAGCTCGAGTTACAATTCCAACAATGATGTAATATATGAATGAATATCTGTATCTCCACTCTAAATAATTAACAAGTTTGACCCACTCGCAAAAGGGTTCACCTATATAGGCATATGTTAGTGCCATAATGATCTGGGCTAAAATAAAAGATTTCCATGTTCTAAAATATTGATATAACAACATGTAAGCTACAGGTACCATTGAAAAATCAAAAGGAAAGGCCCGAGGAATAAAAGGTAGGAATGCAATGGGGTAATCCCAAAAACTATATTGTGCACCAACTACATCTAATAAGGTTGTTGTCAAGATAATTATGGTACCAAATAACAAAATTTCTAAAATATTGTCTCGTTTAACAAGTTTAGCCCATATAACCCAAGGCACAACTAAAAAAACGACTAGTATCCACCATTCCCAAGTTAAAAACTCATTTTTTAGCCAACCATTTAATTCTAAATGATACAGCTTATCTTCTAATAAACGTATTTCATTAAGATTTTCAAATATATTATCTATTGATATCACCCCTATATTTAAATTAAAAGGTAACAGATATTTTTGAATTCAAACTCTTTGAACTGCCTTTTTAGTATTAACGTTTTTTAGTAATGAATTCCATCGTAAATAAGAAAAAAACCCATGTTGAAAGTTCTTCTAACACGGGTTTTCGACTTTTTTCAAATGATAAATCTAGATTTAAGATAGAACAATAAAAACAGAATACATCAACTTATAATAATGGAGAAAGCAGGCGGGCACTCTGTTCAACAATGCGCTCGGTCAGGGGGCGTTCCAGCAAGTCTTCAATATTTAATGGAATAGAGTCCATTAGATCACGTTCGAACTGATCTGTGAGTTCCCTCGCCACATCAGTACTGTACAAGACTTGACATACCTCATAATTCAGGCGAAAACTTCTCATATCATAGTTTGCTGAGCCTACGGCAGCAATCTCCTCATCTATAGTCAACACCTTGGTATGAATCATTCCTTTGTCGTACTGGTAGATTTGTACACCAGCTTCTATAAGTTCCCCATAATAAGTACGGCTTGCAAATTCCACGATTTTTTGATTATTATGGCGAGGAACCAGCAACCTTACGCGCACACCACGAGCTACTGCTGTCTTTAATGCCATGATAATATCTGTTTCCGGTACAAAATAGGGTGTTGTTATATCAATAGTCTTAGTAGCCTGTGTTATACATATAAAGTAAGTTTGACGTATAACCGGGGTAGGAATTCCAGGATTTCCTTCCAACGTATGGATATACGCTTTTTGCAATGTCCTTGTTTTTGGCGATATGTCTATCTCATTATAATCTAGGGTGCTCAACTCTGATCCCAATTCGGCTGACCATCTGACATGATCTTCTCTGCCGATTGGATTGATTACATCAGACTTTGTTTTCAGGTTAGTTTTTGATTTTATTTTTTCCGGCACTGCCATATTCCAATGAACCTCAAAAACAGTCTGTAAATCGACCAATGCATCTCCTATGATTTGCAAATGAGTATCCCGCCAAAAGCCAACGTCTGGCTTCAATCCTGTATATTCATATCCTACGTTCATGCAACCAGTAAAAGCTTTCTTTCCGTCGATTGTTACAATTCTACAATGATCACGATAATTCCAATAGGACAATATCCAAGGAAATCGTAAGGGAAATATTGTACGGCATTCTATCCCTGCTTCGACCATCTGTCGGGTTTTTTCACGCGAAAATTTATAACTCCCCAAACCATCTCTCATAAAACGAACCCGCACTCCGTTTACTGCTTTTTCGATTAGTAGTTCCGTGATGCGACTACCAATTTGGTCATTCCTAAATATGAAATATTCCAGATCAATCGTTTTTTGGGCTTTTTGGAGGGATTCAATGAGTTGTTCATATTTTGCTATTCCATTGTCAAATACTTGGACTTGGCCCGTTCGTATCCCATTCACAGTGAAGTGCCGTAAAGCATCGGCGATTAACGATGCTGAATCACCAAATGTATCAGGTAATTTATTAGATACACTTTTAGAAGAGGTCAATCTTTTCCGATGAATAAACTTAGGATTTGATATGCTAAGATAAAGCAAGAAACCAATGATAGGAAAAAGAAGGACTATTATTATCCAATTCAATGCCTTGGCAGGCCTACGTACTTCCCAAATTGCTATGATTAAGATAAAAAACGTATTTATCAGGTATAGATAAAAAATCCATTCCAACTAAAAGTCCTCCCTTGTTTTTCTCTTAACATCTACAAAAAGTGTTGAGATTATACTTTTAGATTAGGAATGAAATGTTGTTTAGATATATGGCTTACGCCTCTTATGCAGTTCTTTTTTCGCCATAATTTCATATTTTTCATCCAACTGGGAACTTTAAACTTAAACGAGCTGGACCAACCTTCCAACGAACGAATAAAAGTGCTCCAGGTCCATGCTCGCATACAGTTGAGGTGAAAATATGTTTAACTGGATTGATCAAAATACTTTAAAAAATGTATATTTCGTAACGCTTGGAGTTCCAAGTATATTGTCAGCTTTTTGGCTCTTAGTAGTTGCTTGGACTTTTAGAGCTGAGAAAAAAGGTAAATGAAACTAACTCCTTATTTGGTTAAATTCAACACCCGCTACAAAGCCACTGATTTATTTTTGTTTTAAAGATATCTAATCCACCAAATAAACCCTCTTCATCAATATGAAGCGCGTATCCGGAGAAGTCAGGTCCCTGATAAAAGTAAACGTCCTTGTATTTCTCATGCTTCCGAATAAGCAGCCGTTCATTTCCTCTGAAAAATTCCAACTCCTCACCCTGTTTTAGTCCAAAGATCTGATCCTCAAGGGCGAAGGAAAATAAATCTAATTGCTTCATTCCCTCACCGCCTAGTACCCCTAATAATGCTATTTTTCCCATTCGTAAACATCATTACATTTTCGTTACAAAAACCGACAAAATATGACATTATACCTAAATTATGCTAGTATTTCCTCTGGGCAAATTTTACGAAAGTAAAAGACGCAAAGCCACGGGCCTAAAACAGTTTATTTGTCATGGTAGCCGGGTTGCACAAGTATATTACCTATACATTACCTTTCTAGTTTGCCTGTATTTTAGCTAAGAAGGGTTGGAAGTCATGATTTTCCCAACAGTTTACTGTAAAGAGACGGGTATAAGACATGTAGTTAAAGACCGAAACACATGTATATGTGGTTTTAAATATCATGTGTTTTCTACTTTTACAAAAAGTGATTTTAAGAAGATTCAATTTAAGAAAGTAGATAATGTCTCCTGCCCTAAGTGTAAAGCCATTATAACTGCTCATCACTCTAAAAATACTACATACCGATTTTATTAACTTCAGACGGCATTGTGTTTTTCTGAATAACATTTAACGCAGGGACCTTCAACGAAGAAATAATTTGGCTTTCCACAAACCTTGCAGGTTTTTGAGTAAGTATTCCAGCGTTTATTGCAGTCCCTGCATTCAAGTAATAAGAGATTATTTCGATGTCCTATCACTGTCCCCTTGGCCAGACATTTTGGACAGCGAGTAACTAATTTAACATTTGTGATAGTCATTTTTCATATCTCCCTTCAAAACCAGTTATTTTGTGTAGCCTCTGTATTAATCTCCCGAAAAGATGCCAGTAAAAGCTCATATTTAAGTTCCTCGTAATCACAATCGTGGATTCTCTTTCCTGACTGAGCCTTAGAAATATTCAGTTCTGACAATCTCTTGATGAGGATATTCCTTTTCTGTTGCATAACGGATTCATAAAGGATCCCCATGTTTTCAACTCCCTGATCTTAATATTTTTAGCTTTTCATTTAGTTCTGCCTTTTTACGGGCCAGCTCATCTTGATTGTTAGGCACTTCCCGCTCTTGCATTTTCCTCAGCATTTCATCAAGTTCTGCTTGATCTGCAGCAATTTGGTCAGGTGATTTTTCCTTTATCGGTTGTTTAGGTTGCTCATTTTCATAAAACCAATCTGGCAGCATTTCCGTACGTATTGGCTTGGATCGCATACCCTTAGGTTTATAAGAATTATTGCTTTTAAAAGGCTTAACGTTTTTAGCTGCTACTTTTGCCTGTTCTCTTGCTACTAAGGCATCATAATGATCCATGATGTATTTTTCGCAGTAACCAAAGGCTTTGATGGCTCCATTTGGCTGACGTTCTTTGTATTCAGCAAAACACTGTTCAAGCAATTTGATTGTTTGTGGCAACGGCATACCACGGGCGACAATCCGGGCGATTGCTTCATAATCTTTTGTTGTTGGGTAAACAGAACGTCCTTCTTGTATCGTTCGTAACTCTATGAATCTTTCAGCAATAATATCTACAGGGTCATTTTCTTTAGTAATAGTAGTATTATTTATCTTTGTAATATCTTTATTAGAGTGGACACTTTTGTCCACATGACTGGACATTTCTGTCCACTCTGGACTAGACGTTTTTGTCCGGTCTCTTTCAGACTGGACATTTTTGTCCACTCTCTCTTTGCTGTATTTTTTGGAGTTTTTCACAGTTATAATATATCCATAAGGTGCTCTAGTGATCTTTATGTAACCATGTGTTTCCAGGTCATCCAGCCACCTTTGAACAGTTCTTTCGCTAACTCCAAAAGGTTCTGCCAACTCTGAGCGTTTCAATGGCTTATTTCCTAACACGATGCCCCAGGTTACTCCATCTCGTTCAATTTCTTTTGTAGTGGAGCTGACGCACCAGAGAAAAAGCCACAATGCTGATCCAATTTTTTTGTAATGTTTCGGCTCTAATAATCCTGAATAAGTTGGAAATGGATAACTTTCGGGCACCGTATCACCTAATTTCTAATGCATATTGCCATTCTGTTTTTAACGCCTTTTATCGTATAATCCGGATACCTCCGCATGTACTCTAAAACAAGCATTTTCAAATGTTCTCTATCTCTTGCCTCCTCCCAGATCCATGCTGGAAGGAGGACATTTGTTTTTTTACTCTGCATCTTCAAAATCTATGTCCAATGATTCCTGGGCGGACATATTTTTACTAGTTTTTTTCTTCTTTTGATCCGTATCAATAATTTCAGGCTCTTCATCTGATACATGCTCTTCCTTGCTTGGAGAGTCGTACTGAATTGGCTCATCATACTCATTGGCCTCATCCGTAATATCTTTTACCTCACGTTCCTGCTCATCTTCTGAGAATGCTTTTTGCATTTCGATGGACAAGATGCCCCATTTGCCTAACATGTTCCTAAGAACCGTTTTCATTGCCATGGCATCGTAATCAGAACGCCAGACATTATTAAGTGATTTCTTATCTTTTGCCTTGTTATGCTTAATCCTGTGCGCCTCTATTTCGTCCCGAGTCCAATAAACCGTTTTTTCAAAGCCATTGACCAATTTAAAGTAACCGCAGTAACCGATAACCTTATCACTTTTCTTTGCATCTAAATCAAGATCTATTTCCTCTGTCAGACGATTCCACTTTAGAAGCTCCCCTTCATACACTGGTATCACGTTAATCGCTTTGTACTGTCCGCTTCTTAAAGCCAGCTGAATGTAGCCTTTATATCCTAGCTGGAACTGGGCTGCCTTATATCCCTTTTTCGAATCATAAAATGCGACTATCCAGGCATAACCTAAGTTTTTATCCACTGGAAGATCGAGAGAGGCAGCAACCATTGCACTGGATACAATGGACATAGGCTCAGCTTCCCTCAGACTGGCATCTCCGTTATATAAATTAAGAACCGATGCCATAAATTGTGGTGCTTTATTGGCTAATACTTGTTCAAATTTCTTTTGCATTGTTGGCGTATTTAGTAAACTTTTAAGGCCAAGCGACTGAGCTGAAACTTGCTTTGCTGCTGCCTCCTGTCTATTTGCTAATTGATTCTTCAATTCTGTATTGGTCGCCATCAATTAATCTCCTTTACAGCAAATTTTCGGAACGAGGATTCTTTCAAAACTTTTTTGTAAATGTCCGGATACTTCTCTTTCAGAGCTTTCGAATCTACACTTTTTCTGCTCTGATTCTTCCAAGTGACTATAAATTGATCAGTAATACCTGTTTCAGCATCCTTCAATACTTCTTTTAATTTGTTTTCAATTTCCGTTTTTGCAATTTTAATCAGCTTTTCATCGGATTTCAATTTCTCATATTGAACCAGTAAATCCTTATAATCAGATGGAAGGACAATTTCTTTATCCTTCTCAGCACGATCGTACTTCTCTTTCAAATACTTCTCAGCTGCGCTGGATCCGTCTAGCTCTGGAGCATGCCCTTGCAGTACGTGATATTCCCAAAAATGCTTTTCAGCATTGAAAATCATCTCGATAAGCTCCTGGTCTCGCTCTACTTCCTTCCAGATGAACTTGTTTCCGCCGACAAGGACAGCGATATAACCCTTTTCCTTGTCTGTAACTCCAAGATAATGTTGGAGCTGCACAAGGTAGCTTGCCGGAACTTCTTCACCTTCCCACTCTTTAGCGAGGTAGGCACTAGCTGTCTTGCATTCCAAAACTGCTGATTCTCCAACAACTAAACGATCAACGTTTGCTTTTATAAATGGATACTTGACATGGCTGTACATGAAATTTGTTCGGCGCACCTTTTTACCTGTACGCTTTTCAAACTCCTTGGCAACCACATTTTCCATTTGATTTCCCCAGTAAATTGCTTCATTATCATTTTCATGTGGTTCGACCTGGCCAGTTTTTTCTAGCCAAAGCTCAAAAGGTGTACGAAACTTATTAACACCAAGGATGATTCCAGCATCACTCCCGCCGATTCCTTTAGCCCGTTCTTGCAGCCATTCATAACGGCTCATTTCTTTTGTACATACTGCATTAATGGCCACTATTGAGTCCTCCCTTTACCGCCAGGGGCCTATATGCTACAATGACGGTACTATAATTGTTTTTTCGATTTTCATCGAACCCGGACACCTGCCTCCCAACAGGTGTCTTTTTATACTGTTTTAAATTCAAATCCCATGACCTCTGTTAAATACCGTTCCAAGTTATCCCTCAAAATAATTTCACCGTCATATTCAACAATGTCATCACCAAAAAGCATTTCATCACCAAAATAATCTAGCCCCACGTGTTCAGGCTGTTCGACCATATTCGGGTATCCAGACCTCTCTATTTGGTCAATCATAGGATGATTCATTTTTATCCTCCTCTCTATGTATTAGGTGCTTTATTCACACCGCGATAAGCCGAAACGTAGATGATGGGGGAATGGCAGATATTCGTTCCGACTTATCGCGACAGGAACAAAGGTTCTTGCCGCCCTATTCTAGTGGTGTTAGAATAGAAGTATCGACGATTAAGTGGCAGTGAGCTGTGGTGAGCTTACTGCTTTTCTTTTTGATTTGAAGTAAAATCCCCAATTAAAATTCCCATGATGAAAATAAAATAGGTTCCGAAAATCATAGCTAGGACATAACCCAAGTCCACTTATGAACCCTCCTTTGGAGAACAGATTCTAGCAGCCCAATCAATCTTTACTCCTTGGCTCTTTAATTTCTTAATCAATTGTTCCAGCTTCTCTTTTCTGGTTAAAACCATTGGATTATTCCTCCTATCAACGGCATTAACTGCTGCAATATCATCACTGGATCTACCCCTGTCACAATGGCACATGCCACATCTTTAGCTGAGGTAACATCTGCCCACTTGATTAAAGTAGCGACATCTAATGTTTTTTTATCTGTTTCAAATTTTGAAATACAACTCCGTGAACGATGAAGCTTCTCTGCGATTTCCTCCTGTGTAAGACCTGCTCGCTCCCGGCATGCTTTCAATACTGCGCCGAAAGTCAATCCTTCTTCCCTCCCTTCTATGTTCCAATTTGGAAAGGTTCCAGTATGGAACCGACAAATTAATAGATTGTTATTAAAATTAATAGATGAAAGGAAGTGCACCGAATCTTTTAGAGCCTGGCAGCTTCGTTCGGTGCCTTCGCTCACGAAACTTTTCTAGGAAACCAGTTTTCTATGTAGCTGAGGGCTGATTGAAGCTCCTTTCTCTTAATGTCTTTGTAGCTTGCTACACCAAAACGGTTCTTTAATTCTCGATGTAGTTCCCTAAATAGCTTTGAACGGAACTCTGGATTACTTTCCAGCTCATAAACCTTTTGAGCGATTCCTTTCTGCACACGTCGTTGTTCGCCACTGGATAGAGTGATATGCTCTTCGACTTTATGATCAATCTCATAGACTAACTTTCTGATTTTATGTTGTTCAGCTTTAATGGTTTGAGTATCCTCCATAAGATCTGCAGTTGTTCTCAGCACCGTTACCAGAGCCTGATCTTTTGATAGAGGAACCATGTCTTCTTTAATCGTGTAGTATTCATCGACCAGCCTTTCATATGCATCCCATGCTTGCTCAGTATTTAGTGATTTAGCGTGAAGCCAAGCTCCTTTTTCAGTCCAAAGATAGAGAATAGAAGTAAATTTAAGGCTGTCGTCAAATTGACGTGACCCTTTGAATTCCCGTAATTCTTCTCCGGATAAGGCAAAATAATGTTTGCCTTGAACATACCGATCAGCATTTCTTTGAAAGTTCCGGTTAATAATTTTTGCTTCTGTTCCAAAAGCTGCTGCAAGCTGAGTGGTTGTTAATACTCGCTTACCTCTTTGGCAAATAGGCTGCAATTGATTCATTTACATAGCCTCCAGACTTTTTTGTTCTTGGTCTCGCATCCAGGCATTTATTGTTTCCAAGGAAAAGAAGATTCTCCGTCTAACTCTGAAATGCGGGATTTGCTTTTCACGGACCATCGTATAAATCGTGTCAGGATGGACACCAATATAATCTGCCACTTCCTGAGCTGTGAGTGTTTTTCGCTGCACTTTGAAATGATCCTGGGAAATTAACTTTCTGAGCTCCATTCTTTTACCTCCTATTATGCCGTGGTCTTATTCAACTTTATGTTGAATTCTTTATCAAAAAAATTTGAAGGGGAAACTCCTAATATGTTAGATATAATTTCTAATTCGTTTGTTGTTATTGGTCTTTTTCCAGTCTCTTTCATACTGTATGACTGAACTGTAATGTTTAACTTATTAGAAATTACTATCTGGCTAATATTCTTAGCTTTTCTTACTGCTCTAATTTTTTCATGTAATTTCATATCATCACCTCCAAAATTAAACGTAAAGTTTAAAATTATAGTTTTATTATATCAACGTTTCGTTTAATGTCAACATCAAATTTAAAAATAATCAACTTTTTGTTTATTGTGTTTAACGTAGCGTTTATTTAATATAAAATAATCTAATATAAGATATTGTAAAAAATATGGAATTAGGATCTGGTGATTTTTCATGAGTTTAGGTATTCGTTTAAAAAAGGAAAGAGAGAAAAGAAAATGGTCACAAAAAGAAGTTGCTGAGAAAGTCGGTATCACAAACGCAGTTCTTTCCAATTATGAAAGAGATTACAGAGACCCAGATACTGAAACTCTAAAAAAGCTTGCAGATCTATATGAAGTGGAGACAGATTATCTATTAGGTAGGTCTGATTTCCAAAAATCAAATGCAAATTTGCAAAGCAAAGATGAAAAAGACATTGCAAAAAGAATGGAGAAAATTCGTCAGGACCTTTCTGAAGATGATGGCTATATGTTAATGGGGGAACCGATTAGCGAGGAAGCAAAGGAATCAATCATGGATGCCATGGAATATGCAATTAGACAAGCCACCAGGATTAACAAAAAGTATATTCCTAAGAAATATCGTGATAAACAGGACTGATTTAGATGAAGGATTTTATTGTTGCTGAAGTTCAAAGATTAATTAAGAAATTCAAGACAAGAGATCCTTTTCTAATCGCTGAGAAACTAGGTGTCCATGTTGTACCATGGGATTTTACGGATGAAGTCCAAGGAATGTACAAATATGAGAGAAAAAATAAATTCATATTTATAAATAACAACTTAGGCAAAGTCCGTAATTTTGTCATGGGGCATGAATTAGGTCACTCGGTTCTTCACCCCAAACATAATGCTTCATTTCTTAAGAAGAATACTTTCTTTCCAGAAAGCAAATACGAAAGGCAAGCAAGTCAATTCGCTGTAGAGTTGCTACTTCCAGACGAATGTCTAAGTGAATATGAAGATACACATCTTTCAATCTATGAAATTGCTGAAATATATGGTGTGCCAAGAGAAGTTGCTTACTTAAAAAAATTTAAACACTAGATAGGTATATTTACTTGAACCAAACTGACCACGTGATTAATACGTGTTTTTATTTTAGGTATCACTGGGTTTTATACCCATAAATTCATAATTAAGGGGATGATTTTAATAATTTAACTTTCTTAAAACTAGAAAAGATTGTTAGACACTATTATCATTAATACAATAAGCAATCAATTAGACGTACTAAATATTTTAATATCTAAATATTAAAAACTAACTTATTATTGATTGGAGTGGAGTTATTTATGACTATTTTTCAGAAGGTTAAAGCAAATATTGATAGAAATGCAGCTTTATTTAACGTGCAACTTCAGGCATATAATGCAGCACTTGCTCATTATACCGAATTTAAAGACTGGAATCATCGGGAAACATTAATTGTAATGCCTACTGGTTCAGGAAAAACTGGTGTAATGTCAATTCTTCCTTTTGGAATTTCAAATGGCAAGGTTTTAATCATAACACCAGGAAAGATAGTTAGAAAAACCGTTTATAGTCATTTTGATTCGGTGCAAAATCCCGAAAAAACCTTTTGGATAAAAAGAAATATAATTTTTGATAGAAAGAGCCTTCCAAAGAGTTATCTTTACCAGGGTTATAATCCCAAAAATGATGGTGCAAAGGAAATCACCATAAAAAAATTACGGGAAGCTGACATAGTGATCACAAATGTACATAAATTAGGAAGTAGTAATGAAGAAGTGAATTTAATGCGATTGGTTGATCAAGATTTTTTCGACATGATAATTATTGACGAGGCACACCATGTTGCAGCAACAATGTGGCAAGATGCTTTAGACTATTTCAAAGCAAGTAAGATCATTAAATTAACTGCTACCCCATTCCGAAGTGATAAACAGGCAATTTCAACTCACGAATATGATCCTATTTTTGAATATACCCTGGGTGAGGCTATTACTGATGGTCTAGTAAAAAATATAGTTAAGCAGGAAGCTGTACCAGGGGAACTATCTTTTACAGACCGTAATACAGGAAAAAAATATAACCTTCAAGACGCTAAAATTGAATTGGGTAATGACTTTGTTAGTAAGTCCATTGCGATGTCTGAGTCATGTTCTAAACAAGTAATCGAAAAAACCAAGACTATATTAAGTAATAAAAGGAAAAGCTATCCTAAACATCAAGTGCTGGCGGTAACCTGCAATGATGATCATGCACAAGATGTTTGCAGGTGGTTTAATGAACTGGACTTAACAGCTACCTATGTTAGTGTCAAAACCTTAAGCGATAAAGAAATTGAACAAAGATTAAATGACTTTGCAAATGGCATTTATGATGTTATGGTCAGCATTCAAATGTTAGGTGAAGGTTATGATAACCCTAACATTTCAATTATCTCACTATTCAGGCCTTTCAAAACCCTAGGGCCATATGCTCAGGCAGTTGGCCGAGGGCTTCGTAAAATAATGGCACCAGATGTTACTCCCCTAGATAACTTCTGTAATGTTGTTTATCACCAGGAGTTAGGTTTAGAAAAGCTATGGGAATATTATAAAGAGCAAGAGACATACGGACAAATATTGCTTAAACAAAAGAAGGATTTAGTTGAGCAACTGTCTTTTGAATTTGACGAATTAGGTTTCGTTGAAAAAAAACCTAACCCTTATTCGGCTAAAAAAGATGGGGAAAGTGAGGAAGATTTATCTTCTCTGAATGCTTCTTTTCTTCTTGATGTCTCGGCATTTTCTCCGCATAACCTTGGAAAAAATGATTCGTTTACACAAGACGGTATAGAAAACTATAACCAAGCATTGGATGCTGTTCTACAAACTGAACAAGATAAATTAGAGCAATACAGGTTAAAACTACAGGAAATGGTCGATAAAGGCTTCCTGTCTATTAAAGAAGCTGAAACTTTATTGGAAAAACATGAAATTGAAACACAAAATAAGGTTAATACAAGCTATGATACATTCAATGACTTAATTGTCGCCGAATCTTTACGTAAGGACTTTATAAATTGGGTAAATACAAAATTAGAAGAATTTTTTAAAATGTCTTCATTAGCTAAAGAGGATATTGATCTTGTTAGGGATTATTCTCTTGTTGACAATGAAAAGATAAATAATATAGGATTTATCTCAAGAAACATTAGACAGTCCCTTTATGAAGAATCTAAGAAAAATATATCTTTGTACAATGATGCTGACTTTGCTAGAGCTAAAGATCGGGTAATAGAAAAGCTTTCCTTCTGGTTAAAGCAGTATCCAAAAAAGGAGGAGTAAGAAAATGAAACAAACTATCCGGGAGACAAAAAAAATAAGTCCTGAAATTCATTATCTTGATGTTTTTACCAAAATATTATCTAAAGGCGGACAAATCTCAAACATGTGTTTTACTAATGGACCCGAATCTTTGCAAATTAGCTTTGAATATTCCTTTAAGGGCTTCCCTTCTAAATTCAAAGAGGAGTTCAAATATGATAACGAAAGAAAACTTATCAGCTGGATTACAACAGCAAATGAAAAGAAATATTCAATTTATAATTCTTCAATTTATAAAACTGCTTAATACAAACAGAAGAAAAGCCCAGCTGGGCTTTTCTTTTCAACTCGAAACAGAACATATATTCCCTTTCGGAAATCTTGATGAATTTAATAAGGAGGAAAAAATTAATGGCAAGCGTTCAAAAACGAGGAGCAAACTCTTTTATGCTTGTTGTAGAGATCGGATATGATTCAAAAGGCAAAAGAAAGAAAAAAACCAAAACTATTCGAATTAAGGATCAGTCTTTATTAAAAACAAAAAAGAAATTAAATGACTACTTGCAGTCAGAGTTAGTTAAGTTCCAAATGGAAATTGAGTCAGGCGAGTACATTTCTCCTGAAAAAATGATTCTTGCAGAGTTCGTAAAAGACTGGCAGAAAAAATACGCCGAAAAAGGCGGTCTAAGTGAACAAACATTGGATGTGTACCTCACCCACTTTAAAAACCACATCCTCCCTACTCTTGGCAATATGCGACTAGATCAGATAAAGCCGATTCATATCGTAAACTTTTTATCTCAATTAAAAAAAGTAGATGGCAGTCCTATGGCTGTCTCCACTGCTCAATATGTATATCGTGTCCTCAGAAACATTCTACAGCGAGCTGCAGATTGGAAGATTATAAAATATAACCCTGCAGCAGATGTCAGCAAACCCAGCCAACGAGGTATTTTGGAAAAGGATATAAACGTATATGATGAAAATGAGGTAGCCATATTGTTTGATGCCGTCCAGAAAGAACCAATACATTGGCGAGTATTTACATCTCTTGCTCTTGCTGCTGGATTAAGAAGGGGTGAATTATTAGGGCTGGAATGGTCTCATATAGACTTGGAGAAGGGTATTATTAAAATCAAACAGATTATTAGTCGAGGTACTGGTGGAAGGCCGATTTTAAAAGGTCCAAAATCCAGGAATTCAAAACGGGTTATTTCTTTGCCGCCTATGATGGTCGAAGAGCTAAAAAAATACCATATACACTGGAAAAAAGAAAAAATGCGGATGAGAGATTTGTGGATTGAACATGAGCATGAATTTGTCTTTTGCAATGAAAACGGAAAACACTATTATCCCACTACCCCTACTACCTGGTGGAGACGATTTACCAACAGGGCTGGAGTCCGATTTATCCGGTTACATGATCTGCGACATACTTCAGCAACTCTACTAATAAATCAGGGTGTTCACGCAAAAATAATTTCAGAGAGACTGGGTCATTCAAATATCCGTATAACCATGGATACATACGGTCATGCTTTACAAACTGCAGATCAGGAAGCAGCTAACAAATTAGACTCACTTTTTACACGGCAAAAAAATAGCATTTAA